TCATGAGGATTCTTTAAGTCAATTACTTTATGGTAATATAATCTTCCATCTACGTACCAATTTCTATAAATCTCATGGGACTTCTTATCAAAATCTAGAAGTTCAAGGATTGTTTTAAATTCTTCTCTTATCTTTTTCTTTAATCCATCTCCAGCATTTAAATTATCTAAGTCTATCTGAACAGGACTATCGTTTAAATCACTAACTATTGCCTCATTGACAATATCCTCAATAGCACCATCACACTCTGGGTGAAGTGCCATCTCTCTATATCTCTTAATGAGATCATATTCGGTTTTATATACACCTTCAATATCTACATAAGAACCAAAAAATCCACTGGTCAGATAGTGATCAACCCCATCCTCATTTGATTGAGGGATAGGGGACACTATGCCAGGGGATTTTTTTTCGTTATCCTCTATAGAGAATCCAAACAACTTGGCCATTACAACTATCTAAAACTTCTGTTGGTACTATTTATTATACCACAGCAGTGCCAGTTTGGTCAGATGCTTCCGCTTGCCAGTATTGTACTTGGAATTCTACGGTATATTCTTCTATTGTGTCAGATGTATCATATGATAGATCTATCTGAGATACATTCGTTGGGAATATATCAAAGAACTTATATGTCCTTAATGGAACGTTGCTGTCTGCATCAGTATTCTCAGTGGAGAACTTCTGTTGTCCTCTACCTAACTGATAAACATAAGCATCTGTCATATAAGATGATGGGTTGGTTGCACCAGTTGCATTATCCAACTTACTCATTTGATTCATCCACTGCTCGAATGAAGTCCTTAGTTTAAAGTCCTCATCGTTAATGACTGTAACAGTCCAAGTGTCGAAGGTTCTGTCTCCAGCAACCTTTAAAATACGACCTCTGAATGGTACGTCAATTTGAGCGATGTTGGAAGCAGGTAATGCTGCTGCCTTACATAAAAAACTGAATGTATCATCATCCCATCCAATGTTTCCAGCAGATGGGAATGTTGGGATTGATACTTCAAATAAATTTGGTCTTGCTGCACCGCCTAAGAGTTTTGCCTTAAAGTCGGTGATTGAGCGAATTTCTCTTGCCATTGGTTTTGATCCTCCTTTTTATTTAATCATCCAGTGGGTTAAACTCTACCAGCGACTTCTTCAAAGCTAACACCAGTACGGGTAGCGACGAAGGTCAGTGTGATGTAGTTAATCGACTTCGCAGGCTTCAGGAAGATGTCTGCACGGAACTCATTGTTGTCAATAATATCTGGAGTGTTATTTGTCTCATCGCAAATTACAAGGTAATCATAGATACCTCGCTTCGATTGAACATCTCGTAGATATGGTTCAACGATGTTAACGAAGTTTGCCCTCGTAATCTGATCGTTAAACTCGAAGAGTTGTGCTTGTGCTGCCTTCTCTAATGCTTGCTCAACCGTTAGGAACAGACGACGAACGTTGATCCTATCGAATGCTGAAGCATATGATAGTGCAGTCTTATCACCAAATAGGATGATTCCTGTTCCAGGAGTGTTGATGATTGCGTTTATTCTATTTGAATAAAGTATGTCTCTTTGAGACTTAGTTGGGTTGTATGCTAGTTTAATAGCATTTTTTATATTACCTCTTTGCTGTCCAGCAGGTGAGAACCAAGGATAGGCAACTAGGTTAGTACGACACATCAATCCAGCAATGTCTGGGTTGCATGGAAGATAACGGAACTTGTTATTGAACCTGTCGTAAGTATACTTATAACCACTATCGAAGATTGCATAAGATGAAGATGTAAGAGGTCCGAAGAACTCAACAACGTTTGCAGTCTGAACAATAGGATCAGTAATGTTAACTAATGTTCCTTTGTGTGGTGATAAGCAAGCAACACAGTCCTTCCTAGATTCAGCAACAGAAATAAGTTTATTTGCTTTTGCTTGAGACTGTGACAGATTATCTGCAGATGGTCCCATCAACAGATAGTCTACTTGAACCTCATCTTTATTATCGAAGAGGTTGTAAGCAGCAATTAGATCTCCCAATTCTGCTTTAAGTCCACCACCGCTTGTATAATTTTGTCCAGCAGCAAGTGAATAAGTATGAGCACCGATTGAACTGAAGGTTTGTGCTTTTGCTGGCACATCCCAAGTAGTCTTAGACTGTTGTAATGCATACCATACAGTTGTGTCTGTACCATAGATCTGAGATCCAGTATCAAAATAAGTACCTGTTGGGAACGTATTATGATAAGTATCGTTACTATTACTCTGGTTAGATCCAGCGTAAATGTAGTCAGAGTAGTTGGCAAGATAAGACTTATACCATATCTTCGTAGGTGCGTTTGCCTCAGATATAGCGTCTGTTGCTTTAGACAGACTTAAATGCTTCTCAAGGATATTACCTTGAATTCCTGTTAATGAACCAGAGTCATCAACAACAACGAGGTGCATCTCATCATTTCGACCACCACGCTTACTTGAATAGTTTGATGTACCAGGTTTAGGTGCAATGCTACGCCAGAAGACTGTTGCATTGTCTAGTCCTAATGTTCTTGAATTGTACCAGTCATCAACACCAGCAACTAGAACTCTAGAGTTGGTTGTTGAACAAGTAAGTACAACTTCGTCATTATTAAGTGCAGATACGCTTAATTTTACGTCATCCGTAACTGCTGTTCCACCAATACCTGCTCCACTAACGGTGATTGTTGTACCAACACCATATGCAGATCCAGGACTTGTTAGTGAGACGGTTCCAATACCACCAGATGCATCTCTGAATATGGTGAATACTGCTCCTGTACCTTCAGCACTTGTACCTGTTAGGTTAGTGTAAGTACCACTTGAAGCAGATGGAACTGATGTAAATGTGGTTAAACCAACGGTACTTACTGTACCCTGATTTAGGTCATAACCACCTACTGATGTACCAGCGATAGATACGGTATCTCCAACCGTGTATCCAACACCAGCATTGTTTATGATTGCACCTGCTACACCACCATTTGTACTGTTACGTACAATGTCGAATGTTGCTCCAGCACCACCACCACCAGTTGTACCACCAACTCCAGTGTAAGTTTGGTCTTGCTGACCTTGAACCTGACTGTAAGTGGTAATACCAATAGTCTCTATAGAGTCTTCAGGTGATACAACGTCACCGTCAGAGTCGAGAATAGTTAATCTTTGATTTTTCAGGAACGATGCATACTGACTTCCTTCTGCATACGCTACTGGAGTCTCTAATCCTGGTTGTGTACCACCAGTCGAGACACGAGATCGAACCTTAATGTTCAGAATACTGGTTCCAGTATCTGGTGCATTAACAACCTCTGTAATAATTCCTTTTAGATATCCTGCAAAAACTGAGGTAGAACCTGCTCCTGGGATGACTTGACCCGATATATCAACAGTTATACCGTAACCAACCTGAGCACCCATATTGGCAACTGACGTTGTAGCAATACCAATAACTTGGTCTGCCATATCGTCGATATAACAAACTTTTACTCCATTACTCCATGTACCTGGGTTCTTAGCAGCATAGTAGAAGTTAGATGCTGCATCCAAATAATTTGTATTATAGTCGTCAAAGTTTTTAATCTTTGTACTTGCTACAGATGAAGTACCAACACCAACGTTACCGTTTGCTAGGTTATCATCATCCGATCTAATTACTTTGAGTACGCCACCATAAGAGAGGTACTGCGATGCTGACATCCAGTACTCATATTGAGCATCGTTGTCGTAGGGCTTTCCAAATGTACCAATTAAATCTTGCTCCGTGGCAATATTAATAGGTTCCGATACAGGTCCAATTTCAAAAGGTCCTGCGATACCTCCAATATTGTCAAGAACGTTTTCAGCTCTTCCGACGGTTAAGTCAACTTCTCTAGTTAGTACACCAGGAGATAATTGAGGAGTTGCCATGTTCTATGTCTCCAAAAATTCTCAGTTTTGTTCTAGAGATATTTATTAAAATATAACTTTAGAATAGGGCTACTACTTATACTCCCACATGTAGGACATATCACCATACTCATCTGTATACCACCTGTCTCCAGTATTATCAACAAAACTCTCATCATCAAGACCATTCTCTATAAATCCAAACGGAGCCATATCTTGTTCTATTTGATTCTTCTGTTCGTCATATAATCTTTTTCTTACATCTTGATCTGTTATCTCTTTAAAGTAATCTTGTTCAACTAACCATGCATATATGACAAGACACATTGCAAGGTCATCGTTACATCCATCCTCTGCCTCAAACGAATTACTCTTTTGAATAAACGTTGTTAATTCAGCAATAATCTCATAATCTTTAAAAGTAATCTTATCAGATTCGATTAAAGTCTTTAAGTTTAAACACCCAACCTTTTTAACTGTCTTGGACATCTTAACTCCAAGTTGAGTCTTCTTACCAGAGAATCCTTGACCAACAACCTGACCTGCTCTACCTCTCATAGAACACATAAGAACATTCTCATATTCTAAGTCGTAATTAAGAATAGATGCTACTTGATCCCCTACATCATTAACTTCACATAAGATATATGCCATATTATAATTTCTGGCAATATCATGAATTATAGATGGGAATAACATAGGTTTAATTTCATTATTCCTATACTTTGCCACTAATTGATGTGGGAAGGTTGTTATATCAATAACCGTAAATGCAGAGTAATCATTACCTACTCCACGAGCAACGTCAACAGTAACAACATAATTATGATCTGTCTGAACCCCTTCATATACATCCAAACCCTTATTACTTAATGCTGGTTGTTCATATACCAATCTTCTTAATGTTGCTGGTGATATAAGAGTATCAACAGATCCTAAAAATTCGCACTCAAACTCAACTTTAAACTGTTGTTCTGAAGTGTTAGCAATTGTCTGTAACTTCCATGCCTCATCTCTACCTGGAACATCCCACCAATTAACTTCCGTTGGTATATACTCATTCTTCTTACGTTCAGCATCATGCCAAAGTTTATAGAAGTGATTCATCCCGTGAGGGGTAGAAACAATTATAACCTTGGTATTTTTACCAGATGAAATGGTAGGATAAACCGAACTAAAGAACTGATCGGCAATATGATTTTGAACGAACGCAAATTCGTCTAAGAATATAATGTTATAAGATCCACCACGAACTGCAGATGCAGATGTAGATGCAGCAATAATTTTAGATCCATTCTCCAATTCAAGAGATGCTTTGTTCCAAGTTAAAACTCCCTGCTGCAACCATCTTGGTAAGTTCTCATATGCAGTTTGAAGTCTATCTAAAAGATCCTTAGCAGTTGATGCTTTGTTAGCAAGGATCGCTATATTTACATTATCATTAAAAATAGCATAATACAGCAGATAAGATACAACAATAGTTGACTTACCCGACTGTCTGGGTAGTTTGCATATGTTAAATCGGTTATGATGAAACTTATCTAACATATCCTCCTGAAAAGAATACGGTTCAAATTGCTTTAAACCGTAGTCTAGGGTGACGATATTTATATAATTCTTCGCAAAATATATCGGATCATCTATACATTTGGAAAATTCAACAACTTGCTGCTCAGTAAACTCCTGAGTAGTATTTGCTTTTTTTAATAAGGGATTACCAAGATAATGATCAACAGCCATTTAATTTATTGATATCCATATCCCACAGCAGTACCTTTAACTGAAGCATTTGCTGCAAAGATTGCCTCAGTT